ACCATAAACTTAGGTCTGCCCCGTTCGTCTAGTGGCCTAGGACGCCACCCTCTCAAGGTGGTAGCACGGGTTCAAATCCCGTACGGGGTACCAAGTAAAAGCCCAGGTCAGAGTGCATTTCTGGCCTGGGTTTCTACTTTTTACTGGACAACAGATGTCACGCTGTGTCACGCTAGAGCCATGGTGAAGTACACAGGACCAGACAGGCGCCCGGATCACACCGGCTCGATAAAGCCCCACGGCAAAGGAAAATGGCGCGTGAGAGTGAGTGGCGGCACCAACCACGATGGCAGCCGCGTCCAACAATCGAGAGTCGTGAAGGGCACTAGGAGAGACGCTGAGCGTGTCGCCTCTGAGATGCAGACAACTCTCGGTTCCAACAGGCTCCAGCCAACAGCAGGCAACATGACACTCGGCGAACTCCTGTCCAAGTGGCAACACGCTCACCGTGAGACTTGGACGCCTTCGAACATCGCCAACACGAAGAACATCGTCGCGAGACCTCTGAGGCACCTGCATGACCACGAAGTCGATCGCACATCAACCCAGGAGATTCGTAGGTTCTACGACCGCATCAAGCACACGGGGCTGTCTGACAGCTACGTCGGCCGCATCCATTCCAGTCTGCGCTCTGCGATGTCCTGGGGAGTCTCTGAGGGCCTCATCGCAACGAACCCTGCTGCTGGCGTGAGACGTGTCGCCAAGAAGGCCAAGGGCAAACCTGTCCCTTCGATCGAAGGTGTGCAAGCGATGATGGCTGACTCCAACGACTGGGTGGCAGCGTTCTTGCGGTTCGCCCTGGAGACGGGAGCTAGGAGGGGTGAGCTTGGCGCACTGCGATGGTCGGACATCACCGAGGCTGAGGGCGCCTACTACCGCGTTACCTTCGTTCAGCGAGTCTCCAACAAGGTCATCGTCCCTGGGCTCAAGGCTTCCGCTATGAAGACAATGCTCGTCTCTGAGGCGTTGGTAGATCAGGTGCAGTCAGTTACGAAGTCCGACGTGTGGGTCTTCGGCATAGACGACAGGCACGGTTCCCTCGTGTCGCTGAGTCGCTACTACCGGAAGGCGCGGGACAAGGTGCTAGCTGAGCATCCGACCATGGCTGGAACGACCCTTCACGGTCTCAGGCACCTGTGCGGCTCGTACATGCTTGCCGCGGGCTCCACCATCCCTCAGGTCTCGGCTCATCTCGGCCACAGCAGCCCCGCGGTGACGATGGGGATATACGCTCACGCTCTGGGCGGAGACGACACAGGTGCTGCTGACCTGTTCTCGGGAATCTAGCTCCTGTCGGGTTTAGTCTCAGATCCACTGGCACCCCACAAGGCGCGGCTGTTACCTTCGCTGAGTCGTGCCATCCAGGCGCGGTGCAACCCAGGAGCAGACATGACAATACGACTCGTACGCATACCAGCAGCCCAGACCGGTGGCACCAGCAACGTCAATCTCGCAGAGATCGAATCACGGATCTTGAACAACCTGGACAAGGACGGTTGGCAGCTTCTCTCGATCGCTGGCACCCCTAACGGTGACGTGATCGCAGCGATGGAGAGGAAGCACCAATGAGCATGACGAGCGACGAGCTAGAACTCTTGGAGAGCGCCGTGGAACATCTAGGTGAAATCAGCAGGCAGATGGCGGACCTGCAAAAGACCGTTGTCCGTATCCTCGGTGAGATGCCGGAGAAGTAGCGCTAAGACGCCCGTGCGACGCAACCTATGGCTAAGGTAAGCGTTGCGGCCGAGCTTCCAGGACCCATCGCTTTCCTGATGAAGGATGATGGTCGCCAGGTCGCTGCCTTCGCCGTAGGTGTCGGTCGTAAACTCGATTCGGATATCCACCAGCCACTGCTCTTCAAATTCGTAGAGGGAGATCAGGTCCACTTCGAACCGTGTCCGGCCAGTATCCGCTGTCTCGGCGAATCCTGTCGCCACGCAGTCTGACCAAGTGTCCTTCGAGATCTCGTTCTGGGTCCTCGTGGAAAGGCTGCGCCAGGTGTTTTCAAGGTCGTACTCGAACACGGCCTCTTCATACTCGGCGAGGATCGCACTCACCTGGGCGATGTTCGGCTCGCTGTTTTGGCCGCACGCCGCGGTGATCAAAGCTACTGCCATTGCAATTGCGATCTTCTTCACGTTCTTCATCATTCCACTTTCTATGTCTTACGGACTTTCTTTCAACACCTTACCACCTCTAGGCTATCTATTCAAGGCGCCTTTGACTCGTCCAGGAATCTGTGCACGTCATCAATCATTGACTGGTAGATCGCGTACTCACCTATGACCCAACGCAAAGCCGCCCGACGTAGCGTGTCTTCCTCCTCGGCGAGCATCTCAGCCAGCGTGGACAAATATCCATCCTGGTAGCTCATCGTCTGCCTCTACGCATGGGTCTGAGCATCAAGTGGCTGGGCTTCACGCAACCCTCGGTCTTACAGGTCACATCAACTGTCATGCCTTCTGGGACTTCGCTGTTTAGTTGCCACACGACTCGGCGCAGACTGATTGTGTTACGGCCTAGCTTGACCCTCGGAACGCCATTGACTGATGACAGCAGCCAGACCCAGCACAGGCCTTCGGCACTCTGCTCTACGGTCACTCGATCAAGAAGCCACGAGGTATCAAATCGCATGGTCTGCCGGTGCTGTCCAAAATGCAACGCACGAGGGGCACCGGCATGACTTCCCAATCTTCTCTTGATATCTGTTGAGCTTCCACGCCTGTTCGGCGCTGAGTTTCAAATACGGCACAATGAAGTGGATGCTCCGCACCGTGTAGCTCAGACGCATGTCGCAAACGCCGATAGCCAACAGGACCACACCCGGGACGAGCACCAACTCCACGGATCGACCAGAGCATTTATCGGTACAGCGATGGGTCAGGGCCCGTCTAATGCGGACCTCCCGAACAGTGCTATCCCACAAAGACCTTGCCAACCTCGGTGCTGTGGAGGGAAGGAAGTAGGACGTCCTTTGTGGAGTCCTGCCTCTCGAACTCACAGCAACGGACGCGGCGAGAATCTGTAGATCAGTTCCCGCTGTCATGACTCGCGCCTGACCTGGGCAGCTTTGAGCCTTCGCATCTCTGCCTTGCCGAGCTTCTGAGCAGGGACGTCCGTCTCCTGGGTCACAACGTGGCCCCGGTCAACGGCTCCGAAGATGGCACGAACGTCCGCCCTAGCGTCCAGTAAGGCGTCCAGGGCTCGTTCTAGCGAGCGCTGAGCGCGCTTGTTGGCCTTACGCATGCCACGGCCCGCCTCGTCAAGGGCCGCTGTCTCCGTTGGCCTGCTGATCTCTGAGGAGCGAACGGGCACCTCAGCGGGGCCAGAGGGGGGACCCGACTGGAGGAGACTCTCATCAACCCAGGCCAGTTCTGTCTTGAGTTCCGATACAAGGCGTGCGATCGCCCGTAGCTGGCCCTGGCTATTCATCGCGTCCGACGTAGGTACCGCCCAAGGCCTCTCTGAGGGAGTCCTGCACCACGTTTAGGATCACAAGGCGCCGTTCTAGGGTGGCGATCCTGGCCTCCCTCTGGCGCAGCATGTCCAGCAGTTCCGCACCCATAGCAGCAAGCAGTTCACTGACTCCACGAACGAACGCATAGATTCGTTGCCAGGCTTCTTCAAAGAAGGCTGTGATTCGGGCGGCGAGTTCAGCTAAGTCGGGCATCACGCACGCTCCAGCACGTTGGTGACGAGTCTGTCTGCGAGAGATTCGTTGATTGACTCGCACATTTCTATGTCGTCAAGTACGTCTTCAAGCCTGTCGGCCCTGTCTTCAACCCTATGGCGCAGGTCGAACGTCAATCTTCGAAAGTCGTTCAACGTAACGAACCTGGCCCTCCACGCAGCATTGCTTAGACGTGTGCTTTTCATGTTTCAGTCTCCCTTTTTGTCTTTCATTCTCCTCTCGGCATATGGGTGTTTGAATTGAAGACATTCTCCGAATGGAGGCGCAATACCAAGCTGGGTATGGGACTTTTGGTTAATTGCCTCACATCGGACGGGCCGGTTGTTCATCATATTCTTGTCGGTTCCAGAAATGTGTTTAATAGATAGTGGTCGGGACCGAAGAAGCAAGTAAGCAGCTACTTCAGGTGGCTGTCTCTTCTAAACTCAAGGTTATCTAGGCCTGTATACCGGTCTACGGGGTTCGCCCGTGACAGCGACGTTGAACCCTCAAAGGCTGTACAGCAGTACTCAGGGGTGAGCATCCTCTACGGGATGTCATGGCATGACCCAGGGCCTTAGAGGGTGTCCGTCGCTCACGCAAGAGCATCCCAATCATAAGTGCCGCTGGTAAAGGTGGACCTGGGCAGCTGAGAGAAACGTGCTTATGAACATATCCGGTCCCAGCGGTACCATTCCCGCATATCTCGATGAGCAACGGCGACGTTCCTGGCTCCACAGCAAGTAACTGATTCAAGTTCTGAGGTATCCCTCCTTTGTGTTTTCAGATGTCATCCACCTTCGTCTGTTATCACAGGGGGGGATATCTCTGTAAGCTGCTGGTCTTAGTAGCCTTTTCCAAGCAAGTGTAACGACCGGTATTAACGACTGGTATTGTGGTGTCTAGCTTTAAGAATCTGAGAAGAAGTTGAGAGTATGACTACAGATGTCGCGAACCATACGCGAGAAGAAGCAACATTACGTCTGTAGCGCAAGCGCGGAGGGATGGGTCTAATCATCTAACCAGAGATCTAACCAGACGAAACTCATCAGGCTGCTGCAATAGGTCTGCAACAGGAGCAGAGCGCTTTAGGTCTACGTTGGACTGATATATCTCTCACAGTCAGACATTTCGGCTTCCGGCCCTCAACTCGGTCTTACCTCTTTCTCTACGTAGCGTGGCTTATTGCCCTACCAAGGCGGCTCGAATAGCGTACGGTCACATGGTGCGAGAGACACTACAAAGTTCGAGGTTCTTGAAGGAGACCGACAATGCTCGATAGGACCGTATTTGTGGAGACCTACAATCAGTTGGCCCTCAGATTCCCGTCCGCGTTCCCCCGTGGGCTTGACGTAGAGGGCGAGAAGATCGTCCTGGGCTTGTGGTACGAAGATCTCGGAGACTTGAACGATCAGATTCTTGTAGAGGCAGCGAAACTGGTGTGCCGGGAAGAGAAGTGGTTGTCCGTGAACGTCATCAGGGAGCACGCCCAACGCATCTGGCTTTGCCTGGAGGACAGCATTCGTTCAGAGTTCGATGACCTCCAACCACAACTTCGGACTCTAATGACTTCGCAGGCTATGACGGCTTTGGGTCCACAACCTGACCCGACCTTAAAGGAGGGGCTGGACTCGACGCTCAGGCACACGCCGCCGCTAAGCGCCTTCCTGCCTAGTAAGGCAGCCCTGATGCAAAGCGGCATTGCGGAGTGGGAAGCAGAAGGCTCGCATATCTCGGAAGAGACATCTCTGGCCACGCGTTCGCCAGGTACCGGCAGCAACTTTAACTGATCCCTACCAGATGAACCCCTAGCCTGTGCGATCGGACACTATTTAGACTCCGACGACAGCCGCCGATGGAATGGCATGAGCCGAGGCTGCGAGATTCCGAAATGCAAGCGACCCCACGAGGCGCGGGGGCTCTGTGCGATGCATTACGTTCGCCAGAAGAAGACAGGCACGACCAGACAGCGGCCACCGCACAGGACGAAACAGTGCAGGGCGCCGAAGTGCAAGCGGCCAGCCAAAGCAAAGCAGCTTTGTCAACTTCACTACCGGAGACAGAAGGCGTTCGACTCATATGATCTGCCAAGCGCTCCCACCTGCGCCGTTGCCTCGTGTACCAGGAAGGCACTGGTTCATCGCGTTTGCGGGATGCATTGGCATCGGATCGAAACCAATGGCCGCATCGACAAACGCGTGCCGCAATGCCTGGCAGCAGATTGCAACGAACCTCAGGCCTGCTCGACGTTCTGTAACTTTCATTATTATCGGCGAGTGAAATCAACACGATCGCCGGTCGGCATCAGTTACCACACGAGCCCTGAGGACAGTGCATCGCATTGGGATGCCCTCATCGAGGGAATGGTCTTGTCGCACCGGCCTGGCCTGTTCGAGACGGACTGGGAGGCCCTCTTCAAGGCCGACCCCGCTATTCTGGGTCACCTCGTTCGAGACCTGGCCATGGTCGGAATCTCGTCCTCTACCCCCGGCCAACGTGCGGCTTCTGAGCAGGAAATCCGGGATGAACTATCACAGATCTCGGCCTTGAAGGGCCTCGCTCTACGCTGAATCCAAAATGTCTACAACTGGTCGGAGAGCGGGCCGATTGATAGATATGAGCGACAAACGTATTTGCGAACTTGAAGAGTGTACGGCGAAACACTATGGACACGGCTGGTGTCACCTCCACTGGCGCCGACAGCGCAGGCATGGAACAACGGGCGCCTGGACCCCACTGCATCGGTTCGCCGACCTGATCGAACCAGACCGCTCAACCGAGGATGGTTGCTGGGTCTTTCAAGGCACACGACGCAACGACGGCTACGGCCAGTTCGGCACTGCCCGAAGGGTCCACGTCGCGCACCGTTGGTTCTATGAGCAGGTGGTCGGCCCAGTAGAACCTGGTTTCGAGCTTGACCACTTGTGCAGAAACCGGCGCTGTGTCCGCATCGGGCACCTGGAGACAGTTTCGCATCGCGAGAACGTGCTGCGCTCTCGCCGCCTCACACCACCTGAACACTTCGCCGCCCGTGGTCGGAGCTTGGCAGCTGAAATCGACGCGTCGAAGGCTTTGGCATGACTCGATTCTGCAGCTTAGAAGATTGCGAGCGTCCTCTGTACGCCACGGAGCTTTGCTCCTTGCATTATGAGAGAGTAAGACGCACCGGGCACACAAACCATGTCCCACGTCTCCTGTCCACTCGAATCTGTGGCCTAGGGGATTGCCTACGACCTCACAGCGCTTTGGGCCTATGTGGGATGCACTACTCTCGCCAACGGAAGAGCGGTACAACCGACGCTCCTAAACGGAACCAACGCAAGCAATCAACAGCAGGCCGACCAGGAAGCCTCAAAGGTCCGTGCGCTGTGCCACTGTGTTACGAACTCTCATTTCTCAAGGGCACCTGCACGCTCCACTATAACCGGATGCTCAGGACCGGAACATTCGACGGCCCTTCCGAGAAACTCGAAGCCAAGATGGTAGAGATCGAAGGCGCCTTTGCTAAAGGAACCTTCGACCAAGACTGGTCAACTATCTTCTCTGACGACCCTGTGGTCTTGGGCCAGGTGATTAGAGACGTACTCCTACTCGGCGCCAGCGACCCTCGCAGAAGCGGCAGGCGGACAGCCGATAAAGAAGCCCTCGTTGAAGAGGCAAAGACGCTGGGGAAGCTCCACAACCTCGTGAACTAGTCTCGTTAACTATTTGTTTCTGACCTTGGTCTTGCGGACGCACTGGGCGCTCAAAGAAAGATCGAACACCGCCGATAAGATCTATACGAGTCCGACACTCACGCCGAAACTGGTACCTGAGTATCGGTGAGCACCAAGTTCGTAGGCTTGCGCTTCGTGTTCCAACACCTCCATGAGGCGTGAGCCTCCGCCCCACACCTCCCCAAGTTCGCGGGCTTTGCGTGAGCATTTCAAACCGCTCCTAGGAGCGCAAAGCCCGCACCTCCCCCCGCCCTAGAGAGGAACATCATGCCCCAGAAACCCTGTATTGAATGTGGCGTACTCAGCAACCGCACACGCTGCCCAGCCCACGAAGCGAACCTACAAGCAAACAAGCGTGCACGACGTGCCTCCGCCCCTGGAGATGGCTCAGCAAAAATGCTCCGTAAGGCTCTCAACGAAACCAGGCGCGGAGTATGCAACGAATGCAAGTACAGCTTCGATGCGACAGAGCTAGAGATAGACCATGTGACCCCGCTCTCAGTTAAGGACAGCCCTGGAGACGTGGCCACCAATATTCAGATTCTATGCATAGAGCATCACAAAGAAAAGACCGCTCTCGAAGCTACAGCCCGAAGCAAATAGCGCCACAGGGCAAACGCACAGCCATAGCAACAGACCACCACAGAAAACCACCAAGCACAGTCAACGCTAAGCCACTTGAACACACCACCTAGGGGTAACACACCGCAACCCCCTACCAACGCCTAACAGTGGACCAGGTAGCGTCTGAAGGCAAAGACCCTACGCAACACAGAGAGCGCCCCATGCCAGACTCTCTTTCACACCCTGACTTCCGCGCCGATCCTCCAACACCAGCCCAGCATCTGCACAGCCTGCCCACACCTCTCAGGTAGGGCAGGGCGGGTTCAAAGTTCACCGCAAAGAGGCTCTCAGTAGCCCCATGCCAGACGTTCAAATATGCCCTACGTGGCGCACCGATCGTCAACTCTCGGACCTTAGGCTCCGCACTTCCGAAATAGCGTGGGTGGCGATGGCCTCTAGTGCCTCAACCTCCACTTCTAGCGCAGAGACGGCTGTTTCTAGATCATCAACGGATTCCGCCAGCCCTGGTGTGGAGTCGTAGTCAGTTCTCATTGGGGCAAGAATCGAAGCCGAAGCCGAAGTAGGCGACTCGGGCAACGTCTCGTGCTCTTTACAGACCTTCGCCATGCTTGCTACGACGTCAGTTGCTGCACAGTAACTCGACTCGTCAGTTCCAACCGCCAGGTCACGTATCAGCTTGCTGGCGGTCAGGGATGCCTCGCCAAGTCGTCCAGTTCTTGATGGCGAGTTGGCTGCGAACCAATCCTCGTAGCCTCCTTCGTCCACGGTTTCCTTTGCCAACGAATGCGCCCAACCCGCTTCCGCTCGTATCTCCTTGACGACTTGCGTGGCCGAATGAGCGTTCCTCGCCCTGTCCCAAAGCACCGCCTCGTGATTGACCCTCAATCCGCTCTCAGCTAGCGAACGCATCTCGTCGGTCAGTTCATGGGTCTCCTGGGCGACCTTGACGGTGCGCCGACTCAGGACGTACACGGCTAGCCCAACGCCTGCGGTAACGAAGACACCGAGTATCGCGACTCCAACCCCAATCCAGCTTGCGACCTGCGTCCATTCCTCCACCGTCATGGAGAGAAGCCTAGGGCACTCCAGGCGAGCCAAGAAGGGACCCACACATGACCGCCAAGAAGGACCCCAGTATCAAGCAGGGACATGCTCACGGCCCGATAATCAAGGCTCCAGCGAAAGCACCTACCGCCTGGTCTGGCTGTCCCAAAGTCCCTGACAGCATCACCGACGCAGACCGTTGGGACAGGATCTGGAACTTCGGAGGCCCTGGCGGAGCGTATGACACTACAGGCGACCTTGAGATCGTCACCAGGTACTGCCAACTCCTGGAACGCAGAGAGCAACTGCTTGAGATCCTCACAGCTGAGGGGTATCTGTCTGAGGGCTCAAAGGGGCAAGAGGTTCAGCATCCCGCGGTCAGAATCCTTGACGGCATAGAGGGGCGCCTTGGACCTATCGAGGATCGTCTCGGCCTAAACCCAAGCAGCAGACTGAGCTTGATAATCACTAGCAGTGACGTGAAATCGAAACTGGATTCCTTCATGGCCGAAGACACCGCTAACGAAACGTAAGCACCGACTTACAGAATACAGCACGCACGCCAAGGGGGCCTGACAGATGAGGACCCAAAGCGAGCGCTGCATCGAATTCATCGAGACATTCTGCTCGTTGGGTGGGAGCTTCACCGGCCAGCCGTTTGTTCTCTTCCCCTTCCAGCGCGACATCCTCGAAGATCTTTTTTCTCAAGACGACCAGGGCAACCGTTTACGCCGTACCTACCTCCTTGGCCTGCCTCGCAAGAATGCGAAGACAACTCTCGCAGCGGCCATCGCTCTCTACATGCTCATAGCTGACTCAGCAGACGCGTCACCTCAGGTTGTCTGTGCAGCTGGTGCACGCAAGCAGGCGGGGTTGGTGTTCGAGGAAGCCAAGCGCATGATCGCAGCTTCCCCTGAACTCTCCGAAGTCTGCCTCGTCAGCCGCCATGAGATCAGGTGCACACGCAACAACGGAACCTTCTTTCCGGTCTCGTCTGAGGCTGGCTTGCAAGAAGGGCTGAACCCCTCTTTTGTGGTCTTCGACGAACTCCACATTTTCAAGAATGCCGAGCTTTACAACGCTCTCACCTTGGGCTCTGGAGCCAGACGTTCCCCTCTCTTCCTCTCAATCTCAACGGCTGGATTCGACCAGGAGAGCCTGCTCGGACGGCTCTATCTCCACGGTTTGAAAGTCAACGGGCACATCCTCAACGGCACGCCTCGCGAAGGTGAGACGGACGAACCAGCTTTCGGCATGACCTGGTGGGGACCTGAAGCAGGCGAAGAGATCGACCATACAGACCCAGCTATCTGGGAGAAGTACAACCCCCTGTGGTCGGCTCTGAGCAACCCTGAAACTGAGTTCGCAGCGGCCCTTGCCACCACCCACGAGTCCGCCTTCATCCGCTACCGGCTCAACGGCTGGACATCAGCAGAATCGTCATGGCTACCTCACGGCGCCTGGGCGGACCTTGCTGACACAGACAGGAAGCTCCAGCCGAAAGAACCAGTTGTCCTGGGATTCGACGGGTCCTGGCGCGGGGACGCGACAGCACTCGTAGCAGTGTCCATAGACGCCCTGCATATCGAGGTGCTTCAGATCTGGGAGCAGCCTGACAACGATCCTGATTGGCACACGCCAGTAGCAGAAGTGGAAGAGACAATCAGGGAAGCCTGCAAGCACTTCAACGTGCGAGAAGTCAGCTGCGACCCGTACCTCTTCCAGCAGTCACTCTCGGCGCTCTCAGACGAGGGCCTCCCAATAGTCGACTTCGCCACAAACACCCCAGCACGTATGACGCCAGCAATCCTGGGCTTCTACGAACTCGTTACGAGTGGCGGCCTGTCACACGATGACAACCCAATACTCGCTAGGCACCTACACGACGTGGTACTTCACGAACGCTCCTCAGGCCCTGCCATCGGTAAGGCGTCGAAGTGGAGCAAGAAGCACATAGACGCTGCTGTCGCAACCGTCATCGCTGTTCACAGGGCCACCTTCTTGCAGCGTGAAGTCCAGCCTGCACCGTCCAATCACTCCCCCATTCTTTCGTGGGATATCTAATCAAAGGGAAATATGTTTAGTTTGCTTGCTTTCATCTCGGTTCTTCTTGGCCTCACAGCGATGCTGTACGGCGTTGCTTTGATCTACGTGCCAGCTGCTTACGTCCTTGGTGGACTTGTAGCCATTCGTCTAGCAGGGCGTCTTGCGGCAGAGGCAGCAAAAGAGGCAACAACGAGGGAAGCGGCCAATGGTTAGCAGGCCCCTCCTCACCATCAAGGTTGCAGGAGTGGAACAGCTGACCGCCGCTGTTGACGATCTCCTACAAGCCCTAACTCCCGCCGAGAGAGAGCGCTTCAAGCTCAAGCTCAAGCACGAAGCAAGCAACGAAGAAATAGAAGACCTTTCAAGCTAGATCAGCCGAGCGTAAGCAACGGTCAGCCACGTACACAATGGAGGTGGCTGCATGTCACTGCTCAGCGCGCTCTTTGACACCGAGACCCGTTCACTGTCCTACCAAGATATCTGGGGCAAAGGGCTGGACCTTTCAGGCTTCGGCTCGCGTTCCAAAGCTGGCGAAGTGGTTAACAAGACTACTGCACTCCAGCTGACCGCGGTTTACGGCTCAGTCAGAATCCTCTCAGAGGGACTTGGACAGCTACCTCGTGACGTATTCGTCAGGGGTGAGGACGAGAGCCGCGTAAAGCTGGATCGTCCTTCATGGGTTGAGCAAGCAAACGCGGATCTCGAATGGAACGAGTACGTCGCTCAGCTGATGGTTTCGCTCCTCCTGGATGGCAACGCTTACGCAGCGATTCAGTATTCAACGACAGGCGAAGTGGAACAGCTGTGGCCTCTTAATCCTGCCTTGGTGGACGTGCAGAAGGTAGGCGGAAGGATCGTCTTCACCGTCGGCTCTGAGACTTATGACTCCAGCCAGATCCTCCACATCAAAGGCATGTGTCACCCAGGGGCCTTGAAGGGCATCGCACCTATCGAGGCCTGCCGCGAAGCCATCGGCGCTGCCCTAGCAACCCAGACCTATGGAGCAGAGTTCTTCGCAGGCGACGCAACACCTGGCGTGGTCCTCAACCTCCCTGGCGAAGTAACTCCTGTCGGCGTTCAGCAAGCCAAGAAGGCCTGGTCAGCCCACAACAAGCGTGGCTCAGTCGCTGTCCTAACTGAGGGCGCCAGCTTCCAGCAGGTAAGCATCACGCCTGAGCAGTCGCAGTTCCTGGCCACGCGCGAATTCAACGTCTCAGAGATCGCAAGAATCTTCGGAATCCCGCCTCACCTACTCGCTGACGCCACGGGTTCTACCTCATGGGGCTCAGGCCTAGCAGAGCAGAGCACTAACTACGTCACGCACTCCTTGAATCCTTGGGTACGTCGCATCGAAGCGCGCCACAACCGCCTGCTTCTCGGCGGACAGTTCTTACGCCTCAACGTGGACGGGCTGCTGCGCGGTGACTACACGACTCGCTGGGATACGCACCGCAAGAACTTCGCGGCTGGTCTCCAGTCAGCGGACGAGATCAGGGCTATCGAAGATCAGAAGCCTCTCCCTGACGGGCAAGGTCAGACCTTCCTGAGGCCACTTAACCTGGCACCCGTTCAGGATGATGAAGGCGAAGAGATCCTGTCCACGCTCGAACTCGCCACTGTTATTCAACGCGTGTATTTGGGCGTCGGCAAGGTTATGAGCGCAAAGGAAGCGCGAAAGCTTCTCACGGACGCTGGAATTGTTCTGGACCCTGAGATGCCTGAAGAGCTACTCCCTCAAGAGGAGACACTAAGTGTTGACAACTAGAGACGTATGTGCGGTAGCTCAGTGCGAGCGCCAGCGAGTGAGCACTAAGCGAAGTCACTGCAAGGCCCACGACTGGCGCCTCGTAAATCATGGCGATGTACAGGCTCACAAGCCGATCAGATCCAAAGGAACCCTTCCAGCCTTCATCGCCACTGCTGTTGCCAGCGAGACGGATACGTGCATTATCTGGCCCTACAGCACTGCCGGAAAAGGCTATCCAGTCTTCAATGTCGCGGGACGAAACGTCTATGTCCACCGACACGTACTCGCTTTGGCGACTGGCAATGAACCGGAAGGCAAGGAAGCTGCCCACGCTCCTGTTATTTGCCATACACCAGCATGCATTAATCCCAGACACCTTAGGTGGGCAACTCGTTCAGAGAACCACAGAGACAAGGTATTAGATGGTACGGACAGCCGAGGCGAAAACAGCGCCACAGCAAAGCTCACTTTTAAGCAAGTACTGGCCATACGCCGCGACCCTCGGATCGGCCGAGAGATTGCGACCGACTACAGAGTCTCTGTAGCCACCATCTGTAACATAGTAAATCACAAGACCTGGCTTACGGCTGACACCTCACCAGGAGATGTGGAGTAGTGGCAGCTAGCATTGACTGGCCTAGTGGTGTTATCACGATCCAACAATCAGACACCAGCCTGCTAACACAACTCAGCGCCACCTTGTACCGTCTTGACACGAACGCGCTCCGACTCGACTTGAAGAATCAAGAAGACAGCAGCGAGGGCATGGCTTGGACGAGAACTCATTCTCACAATGGTGTCGTTGTCATTGGCGGCCTAACTTTGGTTAGGACCATATCTATATTGACGCCTTACTCGATTATATTCCTCCCGGACAGCCAATGGTCTGTTCAGATGGATGGCGCGACTAACAACAACTATGCTGACGTGCAGGGCGGTATCCTCGTTCAGAACCAGGTTCAGGTTATCACAGCCAACTCCGCAGGTAATACCGTGACGGAGACTGGTGTCAGTGGTTTGACTATAGCTGAATCAGCAGCCCTGCTCAGCGCAGCTGCCGAGGCTCTTCTCGCTCGTAAACTGATTGATGCCGACAGAGTTCTTACAGAAGGCGACTCCAGCAACATGGAGTGGATCGACGCCGACGACGGAACCACTGTCTTGAGAATCAAGGACGTTAAGGACAAGGGCGGCTCTGCGATCACGTTAACTGACGGAGCCCCCGCCGAAGAACGTAGATCATAATGCTTTACGAGACCACACGGCTAGACGAGACCACAGACAAGGCGGAAGACTAATGGCTATCTACGCGGGCGAGACCGTTGTCTTCGTAACTTCAGCTACTCAGGTCGACGACGCTAACACGCCTCTCACCGACGCGGACGTTACGTCTGCAACGATCACAATCTACGACTCGTCCGACAGCAGCGAGGTTCTGGCCAGCACCGCAATGGTGTGGAACGCCACCGACGTTAAATGGCGCTACTCGTGGACCACGGCAACAGCAGGCAAGTTCGAGGCCCGCCTACGGCTTGCTGGCCTGACCTTCGATACCTTTGAGTATCAGAAGGTTACCGTCATACCAGATAAGTTCTAAATGACTTCAACAGTCATCAAAGAATCCAACGGCATCACGCTGGTAGAGAGTGTTCGGACAGTCCGCATGGTCGGCACGAAACTCTCGTACAAAGACCACAGCTACAGCGTTCACGGCACAGTTGACGGCATTCCCTGCACATCCGGCCCACTAGGAACACTGTCTTACGGTGAGCACGTCTTCAAGCTGTGGACAGACCCCGCCTACAGCAAACGTATCGGCGCACTAGTTGACACATCTAAAGCCATCAACGGTTCAGTCCGTTGCAGCCTGGCTGAGCTTTAAGGAGAAACATGAAACTCGATACAACCTCTTATGAAGTCAGACAGCATTCCGACCCGCTGGAGATCCGCGAGCAGGATGGCGCCAAGGTCATCGTTGGATATGCCGCAAGGTTCAACACAACCAGCAAGAACATGGGCGGATTCGTTGAGACGATCAAGCCTGGCGCCTTCACCAAGACCCTGCAAGAGCAGGACATCGTAGCTCTCTTCAATCACGACAAGATGAGACTCCTTGGACGCATGTCGGCAGGAACACTCAAGCTGGAAGAGGACTCGATCGGCCTTCGCTACGAGATCCTCCCACCCGACACAACCACAGGACGAGACCTCATCGAACTCGTGGGACGTGGCGACATCCAAGGTTCCAGCTTCGGGTTCGTAAAGATCCCTGGCGGAGACTCGTGGGGAACGACTCCTCAGGGCTTCGCTCTCCGCACGCTCTCAGAGGTTGCCCTTCGTGACGTGGGACCGGTTGTGTTCCCAGCGTACGCCGAGACAGACGTTGCCCTGAGATCCTTCTGCGAGTTCACAGACCTAGCCATCGAGGACGTAGAGGCAGCAGCCACAGAGCAGCGCCTACATGACCTCTTGACCGAAGAACGTAACGAAGAATCTTCGGACACAGACTCTGATAACACCCCTGGCAACAGTCAGGACCTAACAGACGAAACGAAGGAAGACGACAGCGGTAGCGGGCCGGTAACCCCACCTGCTCGCGTGATTCGTCACAACTTCAGACGCTAACTCCAGTTAGCAAACGCTTAGGCCGGACGATCTCCACCTAGCACGCCATGGACCTTAAGGGGTCCAGTCAACCGAACGCAGGCACCTAGCCGCGTTCATCCCGGACGTAAGTCCATCCCCAAATCTGACGAGCGTGCTGGGCGGCCTACGGGGCCTTGTTCGACGCGCCTCGTCTCCAACTCCACAGGAGAAACGAAATGTCGAATACACAAACACAGGCGCTCTTCGTTGAGCGTATGAAGGCCATCACTGAGCTTCGCACCCTTGCCGATGAGGCAGAGGGCCGTGAGCTAACCGCCGAAGAAGTCGAGACTCGTGATCGTGTTGACGGAGCTATCGACGCTCTCGATATCCGCATCGCTGATGCTCTCAAGGAAGGCGCTCGTGAAGAGCGTGCCGCTGAGTTCTCAGCACAGCTTGAGACCAGCACCCCTGAGGTTCCCGAAGCTGACGTAGAAATGCGCCAGTGGGAAGGCCTGATTACTGGTGACGAGAAGAGCATCGAGCTTCGTGACCTGACAGCAGGCACCGCTACTGATGGTGCCGAGCTTGTTGCCACCTCAACTGTTGGCCAGATCTACGCTTTTATGCGTGAGAACGTCAACGCTGTTGGTGCTCAGGCCCGCATGGTCAACACCGACTCTGGTGGGGACCTCGTGTTTCCTACCACTACCAGCTTCTCAGCGGCAACGATCATCGCTGAAGGTGCAACCGTCACTGAGTCCGACCCACAGTTCGCAACCGTAACTTTGGGTGCGTTCAAGATCGGCCACGCTGTCCAGATCAGCTCAGAACTTGAGCAGGATTCCGCAGCTAACGTTGTTGGCTTCGTCCGCGATCAGGGTGTAGAAGCTCTTGCTCGTGGCATGGGTGGTTACTTCCTGACCGGTACCGGTTCAGGTCAGCCCAACGGTGCGGTCAATACGACCAACGCCAACAACGTCACATTTGCTGGCGTAGCCGCAATCACTGGCGATGAACTCATCGACGTGTATCACGGTCTGGCGTCGCCTTACCGCCCACGTGCAAGCTTCATCGTGAAGGACAGCACCCTGTCCCTCATCCGCAAGCTGAAGGACGGCAACGGTCAGTACCTCTGGACTCCAGGGCTACAGGCTGACCAGCCCGACACTCTCTTGGGCCGTCCGGTCTTTGTGGATGACGGCATAGCTGTAGCTGCTACCGGAAACATCAGCGTCCTGTTTGGCGACTACAGCGGCTATCTGGTTCGCATGGTCGGCAACGTACGTGTTGATCGTTCGGCAGAGTTTGCCTTCGGTTCGGACCTTGTGACCTACCGGTTCCTGGCACGCGTTGACGGTGACATCCTGGACAACAGGGCCATCGTCTCAGGCACCCAAGCCTAACCAGGCTTAACCCAGGCCTAATCAGCCTAACGAGGCCCACGGGCCTTGAAGTATTTGGGGGAGAGTGGCAGGTCTAAAAAGCGGCCTGCTGCTTTCCCTTATCTACCTATCTATCCATTTCTCTCCACCTACCTCCATATCAAAGAAGGACTCTTTCCCATGATGTACGTACGACTCACCTCAGGCCATGTAGTCAAGTGTGACAACGCCAAGGCTTTGCGCCTCATCGAGAAGGAAGACGCGTCACAGGTCACTCTCGAAGAGCTAGCCCAGATCGACGACGTTGAACAGATCGAAACACCTGAACAGATCACAGACGTTGAACAGATGACAACGATCGAAGCTCCTGCAAAGGCGAAGACGTCTAGCTCTAAGAAGAGCACGAAGCCATCTAAGGCATCCAAGGCGTAACACAAGCCTAACCAGGCTTCCCATTCGAGACACGGCCTTTGTAAGGCTGGTCTCCAGGGCTGGGGGCGGGGGTTTCATTCCCTTGGCTCCCCTCCCCCGGTCCCGACAAGCATATGCAAGGAGGCGCTCTCATGGCTTACTGCGACGTATTCGAGCTTAGAGCTTTGGACAACATCGACGATGGCGGGCCAGCTGGCTACACCGAGGAAGAGCTACAAGAAGGCATAGACAACGCGACTGTTGTCATCGACCGATTCACCGGCACCTCGTTTGAGTACAAGCCCTTCACGGTCACCTTGGATGGTAACGGTTCTCACGAGATCCAACTTGTGGACTTGGAAGGCTGGCCTGTTCTGTTCCCCCAGACGCTCACCTCAGCCACCACAAACGACGCGGACGGCAACACGACAACTGAGACCACAACCAGCTGGAAGCTCCATCCTGGCGGGCTCATCATCCGTGACGCTGGAACGTTCACAGAGACCACAACTGGTCGGAACGTGGTTATCTCAGGCACAGCTGGCGTCACCTCTGTAGCACCGGCAGACATCGCCTGGGCTTGCCGCACACTGGCACGCCAGCACGTCCTAGACCTGCACTCCAAGATCAGCGGCAGGGCTCTCTCGTATCAGACAGAGACAGGCTCCTTCACTGTCTCGGCGCAGGCAGGTGGCACAGCTGACAGGCCTACCTCGTTGCCTGAAGTCAACGCCAGGCTTAAGACCTGGAGAAGCAAGCCAAGGGTGGCGTTCTAATGCCACAAGACGTCTCCACAATTCCGGCAGTCAAAGCCGCGCTCCTCGTTGAACTCATAGCAAGGCCCGGACTCTCCACTACTTCGGTTTCCTACGCGGAGGACGGGGCGGAGCACAGGCGTGAAGCGATCTGGTTCGACAATGAAACCAACTACACGGGCGACCCTCAGGAACGCATCAAACGTGGACGGCGTCGCCAAGACCAGGTGTGGCAGATGGAAGTCCATTGCGTCGCCCAAGCCAAGGACTGGCAAGAAGCAGAAGCAGCAGCCTTCGCAATCGCCTCTGAGGTTGAGAACCTGATCGCAGACGATCAACAGGCCCAGACATGGGCCAAACAGATAGCTGGCATGAAGTATCTCCACATCGTCATCATCCGTTCCGAACTTAACGCTGCGAGCGAGGGCACAGCAGAAGCTGAAGTCTCGCTGACCATCGAAGTTCTTGAATACCTGACCTAGCAAGGAGGCCTCATGGCCACATCCAAAGAATCCAATACGCCTACGAAGGCCAGCGGGCCTCAGAAGGTAAAGCTCCAGTACATCGGCGGCATGGACGAAGTGCGTCTCGTGCTCGTGTCCGGCATGTCTTGCAGCGTGAAGCGTGGCGAGTCTTTCGACTTCTTAGCGATGGACGCTAAGGCCCTCGAAACCAATTCAGAATGGGTAACGCCTTCAAAGGCAAAGACTTCACAAACCCCAAAGATCAAAGATACATCCGAAGACAAGACCTCGGAGTCAATCGGCTCTGACCACAAAGAAAGGGCCTAACCATGGCTTTGCTCAGCTCAGTAGTTCAGGTTGGCCTAGAGTCAACATACAATACCTTCGCCTCACCCACGCGTGCGTACGAGGGCATGGTTGACAACTTCACCAGGGACCAGACGTTCCTGGAGTCTGTCGGCTTCCGCGCAGGCTTGGAGACCGTACGCGACGACCGCACCAAGGCTGTCATGCTCGGCGGCTCAGGCTCTCTTGAGCTTGACTTCATGCGCCACGGCATGGGCCTGTTGCTTCAAGGGATGATCGGCACCGTCTCGGGACCCACCCAGGTAGCGGCTACGACTGCCTACACACAGGACCACGCTACTGCTTCGGCTGACCCAGGCAATTCGTTCACCATCCAGTGGCTTCGATCTGTCACAGACGGGTCAACTCAGGTGTTCACCTACACAGGTTGCACCGTTACAGGCTGGTCGCTCAGCCAAGGGACCGATGGCTTCCTGAAGATCAATATCGACTTTGACTTTGCCAACGAGAACACGACCGACGCAGCGGCCACACCGGTCTATGTAACGACCACTCCCTTCTGTTTCGTGGAGGCATCGGTCGAGATCGACACGAGCGCTATAGAGAATGTGACGGAACTCGACTTCGCATCCACAGTGGCCACGAAGACCGACCGTCGCTACCTCCGAAACTCCGCTGTGAAGAAGCAGCCCCGTAGAAATGGTGTGCCCGAATACACCGGCAACCTGACGGTGGACTTCGATTCCACAACTATGTATGACGACTTCGTTGCGAACACCCACCGCCAGCTGACGTTCAGATGGATCGGCGCTACGGACGAAATCGAGTCGGGCCAGACCTTCGAAGTGACACTTGACATGCCTGTGGTTGAGCTTAGAGGAGACACACCAAACGTGTCGCTCTCTGACCTGACCATGCAGCCAGTCCCTTTCAAGGTGCTGCATGACGGCACTAACCCTGCTTACACGCTAAGCCTCAAGAGCACAGACACGGCCCTGTAACACCCGGATTACCTGTGACCGATCGGAGGCATCATGCAACGCGATGTCTCTCTAGAGGTAGTTGGTGCCAAGGAGCTAGCAAAGGTCATTCGCAACACCAGGGACAAAGAGCTTAAGAAGGCTCTTCGTCTGGCCAACAAGAAGGTCGGGCAGGTTGTAGTAGACGGCGCTAAGCGTGACGTACCAGTTGTGTCTGGCAAACTCCTTCGTTCGCTCAAGTCCGTGCCTACGTTGTCGTCAGCCTCGGTACGGGCGGGGACACCAGGACGTGTGCCTTACGCCTCTGTGATTCACTGGGGCTACAAGCGTAGATCCATCGCCCCGAACCCCTTCCTGTACAAGGCCATGGGGCGTGAATGGGAAAACGTAATGAAGGCCTACGAGAAGCAAATCCTTGAAGTTATGAACGCTATTGATACCAAGCCCTAACGTTCCAACGTGCCTTGATTTGTTGAATACGACAACGGGCTTACCGATAGACAGGTATGCAGACATGTTCCGTTATAGATTGCTCACGACCTGAATACGCTCGCACTTGGTGCACCAAGCACTATCAACGTTGGCTCACCCATAGAGACCCCACTAAGACGCTACGCGTTCCCCCACCTACTGTGTGTGCAATAGAAGGTTGCGACAAGCCATGGCACGCCAGGGTCTGGTGCGTAACCCACTACGCAAGATGGCAGAGACACGGAGATCCTAACGCCTATCTACGTGACTATCCAGACACCTGTTCTGTCGATGGTTGTGCCAGGCCCTTTAGCGCCAAAGGCTTCTGTAAGCATCACTATAGCAAATGGTACAAACACGGAGATGCTCTATGGGAACGTCCACCGATACAGCTTGTCTGTTCCATTGAGGGCTGCGATAAACCCTTCAAGACTAAGGGCCTGTGCAGTATGCACGGGGAGCGGTTGCGCATTCATGGGGACCCGCTCCATGTTACGTACAGACCTACAGCACACGAGCGCTTCCTAGCCAAGGTCGTTAAGACCGACACCTGCTGGCTATGGCAAGGTTCCCACACGCGGCAGGGCCACGGCACTTTCAACCCGCACTGCAAGACGATAGGTGCACATCGCTACAGCTACGAGCACTACGTAGGCCCGATTCCAGAGAGCTTAGACGTGGACCATATGTGCCGCGTACCAGCGTGCGTGAATCCCAAGCATCTTGAACCCGTTACGAAGTCCGAGAATCAGCTGCGCGCTCATCTCTCAGCAAAAGATCACTACGCGCTAATCGGCACGTAGCAACACCCAAAGGGAAGACAGTATGACTGCAAAGAAGACACAGAAGACATCTACGAAGAAGCTCCAGATCAATCCGATCTCGTTCACGGATCTCAACTTCGACGAACTAGAAGAGTTCGAGGAGATCGTAGGAATGATACCTACCTCAGTGAGCGACAAGGTACCTCTAGCCAAGACCATGAAGGCTCTTGTCTATCTCACTTTGAAGCGTGACAATCCTGACCTAACTGTCGAAGAGGTTGGCACTATGTCAATCGACATCGTCAATGATGAGGACGATCTCCCAAAAGCTTAACGCTCATAGGAGCGACCAAGAACCTTGGGCTGCTCTGTCGCTTCTACGGCCTTACCTGGTCTGAGGCTACAGCGCTCCCCCAGTGGCAAGTGCACACGCTCCTTGAGCTAGCGCAAGATTCACAGAAGAAGCAGAGGCCTACCTCGTAGAGCCTCGCGCTTCCCGCCAGTTACCACCTTCCAGCACATGAACCGGGAGGTGCTCCCACCATGGCCAGAAACAAGGGACCCCGGGTAATCATCACGGGCGACGTCAAGGACCTGGAGAAGAAGCTCGGGCAGGCTGAGGGTTCCATAGCAGGGTTCTCTAACCGTTCCTCGAAGGCATTCAAGGGCCTCGGTATAGCTGCTGCTGGTATCGGTGCCGCTGCTGTAGGTGGCTTCGCTATAGGCAGCTGGGCGCTTGAGCAGGGCACACAGGTTGAGACGTTCGGCGCCAAGGCTGACGTGGTGTTCGGCGATCAGGCCGAATCGGTGAAGACGTGGGCTGACGAAGTGAACGGCTCCCTCGGGCTGTCGGAAGCTCAGGTGCTGGGACTCGCTGGAGCGATGGGTGACCTGTTGGTTCCTATGGGCTTCTCTCGTGACGCGGCGGCTGAGATGTCGTCTGAGACTATCGAACTCGCAGGAGCGCTATCAGCGTGGTCTGGTGGGCAGAAGTCAGCGGCAGAGGTTTCCGAAGTCCTAACCGCTGCATATTTGGGTGAGAGAGACGGCTTAAAGGCTCTGGGTGTCTCTATCAGTCAGGCAGAGGTAGATGAGAAGGCTCTGGAGATTGCACGTCTTGACGGTCGTGACGCGATCACTGAGCAAGACAAGGCAATGGCCACGCAGCAACTGGTCATGGAAAAGACCTCGGACGCACAGGCGTTCTGGAACAGCGAGCAAGCCGAGTCGATCAAGAAGTCCAACGAGATGAAGGCCAAGTTCGCTGACCTCAAGGACGAGGTTGCTACGCGGCTTCTGCCTGTTGTTAACCGTCTCGTTGCCTGGGCCGTGGATGACATGGTCCCTGCCTTCGAAGACATTGCTTCTTGGGTGCAGGAAAACTGGCCACAGATACAGGCCACCATCACCGACGCTGTGCAACAGATCATGGATGTGGTTATACCGATCATCGACGCACTCAAGGAAGCATGGAAGATCTTCGGTGACGACATCCTCGCCAGCATCGAGGTTGCTTTCGACTTCATCAAGCAAACATTCGACAACGCCTTTCAGATAATCGAAGGCGTGTGGAATACCTTCAAAGGCCTCTTCACAGGTGACTGGGAGCTGATGTGGACCGGTATCAAGAACATCTTCTCAGGCCTATGGAACCAGCTGGTCAACATCCTCAAGACAGTATGGCCTCTTTTCAAGATCCAGCTATCACTTCTTTGGGACGGCATGAAGCTGGCATTCGGCGATGGTGTGTCTGCGATAGTGGGCTTCTTCACTGGCTTGCCTGATCGTGCCATCGCAGCAGCTTCAAGTTTGATCTCTGCTGGCGCAACGTTCGCTAAGGACGTAACTAGCTCTATCAAAGATGGCCTAGTTAATTCCACTTGGAAAGTTATCAACTGGTTCTCTGGGCTGCCTCGAAGCGTCGCTGACGCTGCTGGACGCATGAAAGAGAAGATGCTGAAGCTCGGTAAGGACATCGTGCAGAAGATCGTGGACGGTATCAAGGCTGCACCAAGCGCCTTACTCAACGCCCTTAAGTCGATCCTTCCTTCGGTCTCTGACCTGACAGGCGGGATTGGTAACGCTCTCGGCAGAATCCCTGGCCTTGCTCACGGCGGAACAGGAACAGGAACCTTCATCGCTGGCGAAGCAGGCCCGGAAATCATCCGGCTCTCAGGCGGCTCAGCCAACGTCACGAGCAATCGTGAGCTTGGCCTCTCAGGCCTCTCAGGTCTAAGCGCAGGCATCACCGTGAACATGTACGGCACATCTGTCACAGCAGAGTCCCTAGGCCAAGAATTGGTCTGGCTGATGAATACGGCCGGGAGGTAGGGACATGGCTTCTCTCATCTCTACTGACTGGCAGTTCGAGGCGAACGGTTTGCTCCTGGGCTCTGGTACCTCGTACGACGTTCGTGTGATAGCAGGGCTCGCTGGCTCAGCACCTGTTAGAGGGGCTGACGTTCAACGTACGTTGCGTCACGGCTCACGCGCAGGCTCTGACTTCCTTGCTCCACGTCAAATCATCCTTGAGTTTGACATCATGCCATCGGCTACTGAGACCTTCGACGATCTCCTACAGGCGCTCTCACAGGCTCTGCCGGTAGCTGAAGACGAGTACGAGATCGCCTTTCAGGTTCCTGGTGTGGCGAACGGCGTTACTGCGAGAATCTTGGGACGCACACGTAAACGCGACATCGGCGTTGACCTCGAATACTTCTACGGATACGCGAAGCCACGCTTCCAGATCATCGCCTCAGACCCTCGTATCTACGCTGAGGCACAGTCTCTAGCCATGGTCGGCCTTCCCACTACCGAGGGCGGCAGGACTTACCCGCGGACGTACCCACGTACCTACGGCAGCGTCTCAACGGGTGGAACGATCACAGCCAACAACGCTGGCACTTTCTCTACGCCTGTTGTGTTCACGTTGACTGGCCCTGCCACTAATCCGACCATCGAGAACGTCACCCAGGGTAAGTCGCTGGAGTTCAATATCGTTCTTGCTTCCGGGGAAACGCTCGTGATTGATACCGACTCCAGGACGGTCCTTCTCAACGGCACAGCCTCCCGTTACTCGGCTCTGATGGCTAGCTCTGAATGGTTCGACTTGGACCCTGGCGACAACCAGATCGACTACCGAGCAGCCACTTCCACTATCTCCGAGATCACAGCTACCTGGCGCTCCGCCTGGAGCTAGGTCTCGTTTCTAAACTCTTTCGTCCTCACAGGAGGCCACCAAAATGCCCGTTACAAATCCACCCACGTCGATCCAAGGCGGCTCTCATTCCGCTGAGGAGGACCGTCGCTTTCTGACAGGTCTGATCGGTGACGTGGAAGGTATCCACCTAGCTACAGACCTAGCTGTGACTGAACGCGGCACACCAAACATGTCTGTTGACGTGGCTGCTGGACGCTGCTTCGTGCAGGGCACTGAAGCTACGTTCCAAGGGACGTACTTCTGCGAGTCTCGCAGCGTGGAGAACCTTGTTGTCTCAGCAGCTGACGCCACCAATCCTCGTAACGATCTCATCGTTGCTCAGGTGGAGGACTCCGACTACAGCGGGGCTACTGACGAATGGAAGCTCGCGGTTGTCACAGGCACACCAGCTGCTTCACCTTCTGACCCGGCTACACCTGACAGCGCTATTCTTCTCGCTCGCGTCAACGTCGCAGCTTTGGCGGCTTCGATTACTGACGCTGTAATCGACGACCTTCGCACTCAGGCCAACCCTGGCTACGCCCTAACCACGTTCGCGGCTTCGGGCAGCTTTACCAAGGCCGACTATCCATGGGCGAAGACCATACGTGTTCGCCTCGTTGGTGGAGGTGGAGGCTCAGGCGGTTGTGCCTCTACGTCTAGCGCTCAACGAGCCGAGTCGGCTGGCGGAGGGGGAGCAGGCTACGCAGAGAAGCGTATCCTCGTTTCCGCTCTTGCATCATCTGAAACCGTCACGATCGGAGCGGGCGGGACTGCAGCAGCAGCAGGAAACAACACTGGTGGAGCGGGAGGGACAACCTCTTTTGGAGCACACTGCTCAGCTACTGGGGGTAACGGTGGAGGTGGAGGGCCAGCGTCCTCAAACGTAGGAAACGCTGGACGAGGTTACCGAGGTATCGGGTCTGGCGGAGACATCAACCTCCCAGGTGGCCACGGCGGCAACGGATCTCTGCTTTCCGCTGTTGCAAGAATGGGCAACTGGGGCGGATCTTCAGGTGGCGGCCTTGGATCGCAAACCAATGCGACCGCGGCCAATACGGCCACGGCTGTTGCTGGGGAGCCTTACGGCGGCGGCGCTTCTGGTGCAAGGAATAGCACCTCTGCGGCTGTTCGGGCAGGGGGCACTGGCTCAGTTGGAATCGTCCTCGTAGAGATCTTTGGCTAGCTCACACCGAGCACGAAGGGGGGCTTGTCATGGCTTCGTATCGTTTCCTGTTCGCTTCGTTGAAGGCGCCGTCTTCGATCCTGGGGGAGCTTCCTATCACCTCAGCCTCGTGGACCCACGCCCTTAACAGCGCAGGCTCAGCCTCTCTGAGCCTGCCTCTCAAGCTCAGTGCTTCTGAGCAGGTCGGCATCACAAGCGAGACCTTGGCTCCTGGCCGAACAGCGATCTACGTGGAACGTGACGGCGTGATCCTTTGGGGCGGGATTCTGTGGACAGCTGGCTACGACATCACCGGCAACTCTGTCTCGCTGGGCTGTGCAGGCTGGCATTCCTATTTCGCTCGCAGGCTTCTACGGATCAACCAGACCTACTCGGCCGTAGATCAGCTGACCATCGCCCGTTCTCTCATCGACTACGCACAGGGAGAAGGTGGCGGCTCTCTCGGCATTCTCACTACTGAGGCCACAACCTCTGGCGTGACAAGGGACCGTTCCTATTTTCACTACGAACGCCCCACGATCGCTGGCCTGATCGACAACCTCAGTGCTGTGGATGATGGCTTCGACTTCCGGTATGACACCTACTACAACGCTGGCACCATCGAGACAGCCTTTCGTACCACCTTCCCCACTCGTGGACGTGAAACGAACTTCGTCTTCGAGGCAGGTGTCAACGCTGACGCAGCTTCGTATTCTTGCGACGCCTCACGTATGGCGACGATGGTGGACGCTCTCGGCGCTGGTGAAGGTGAGAACATCCTTATCAGCGTCTCAACCGACCCTGGCCTGCTCTCTGCCTATCCTTTGCTTGAGGACGCTCTGAGCTTCTCCAACGTCACGAACGTTTCGACTCTCAAGGAACACGGTGACTACCGGCTTGCCAGAGGCTCAGCACCTGTGTGCATCCCTAGCTTGTCTGTGGATCCTAACGGGATACCTGGCGTGGGTTCGTGGCTCGTGGGCGACCTCGTAACGGTACGTCTCAAGTACGGCGTTCTGAACGTGGACGAACGCTTCCGCATCACTCAGGAAACCGGCGCCCTTGACGCTTCTGGCGCTGAGACCGTCTCACTCTCCTTCGCACAGTCAGGACTTTTCTAACCATGGCTAACGACATCGTGCTTCCCCCTAGCTTCGCTGCTGAGATCAACGACCTAAAGGCCCGTATCGCCTCACTCGAACGTGCAGCACCAAAGCTCACCTCATCAAGCGTGTCTGACGCAGCTGGAGTTAAACGGCTGGAGATAGGCGCCATCTCGAACCCTGTCACAGGCTCTGACGACTTCGGTCTGATCGTTCGTGAGTCAGGGGGCTCTGAGGTTCTAGTGGTTGGTAACGATGGCCTGGTTACACCTGGCGTCAACGCTCAGATCCTCTCACCAGACAGCATTGACTTGATCCCAGACACCTCCTGGGGCACATCATGGCGCTTCTACTTTTGGGGCATCACAGCGGACGCGGTCTTGCTCCATCACCAGGTAGCAGCGCAGGCCGACGTCACAAGCGCAGAGATGCGTTTGCAGTCCTACTCTCTCAACCTGGACGGCTCAGGCACAGGAGTGCTCGCAACCTCGTCCACTAGGTCTGTCACGACAGGGGGAGCATTCAATACCTATCAGTGGGCTTGGCTCCACGGTGTTGACTTGGACGATGAGAAGGGTCTCCTCATTGAACTCCAGATGCAAGTAACTGGCTCCTCTGGTTCGGCCAATGCCCTTCGATCTGTAGAACCACGCTTCGGTATTCAATCCGGCTCTGACGCCATCAGCGCAACATCCGCAGGCTTCTCCTAAACACCCCTTCTCTCTCCCCCCCCTCTCAAGAAAGACCTCTCATCGTGGAACCCACAATCATCATCGCCATCATCTCCCTCGTTGGCGTTATCACCCAAGCCTTCTGGACGTACTTCGCCAAGGCCAAAGAGGCCAAGATTGATCTTTCTAAGGTCATCTCTGCTGCTGTGGCTGAACAGTTCCAACGACTAGAGGACGAGATCGAAGGCTTGCGTATCCGCATCAGGGCTCTTGAGCAGGCCAACGCTTCGCTTGAAGGCGACAAGCGTGGGTTGCAGGATGAGCGTTCGAGGATGATCTCGCACATGAGACGCAACAACCTACCGTGGCCTCCCACAACCAACGGTTCAGCTCCAGTCGCTGCCTTGGCTGACCCAAGGCTGAGGCCTTCCTTCGAGGAGTAGCCTTATCCCTACATCTTAAAGCGCTCTGCTCCCCCTCCTGGCTAACGCTGGGAGGGGCTTCGTCGCGTCCGTGCACAATTAGACGACAGTTCTCCCGTTTCGTATAACTGTCTGTGTAAGGTCATCTCGACCCAACAAGGAGATCAAACCATGACAAGAACTCTCAAAGAAGCAGCTGCGTACGTTGAGGACTACCTTAGGTTCTGCGACGATCCGACCTCTATGGAAGACGATCACTACAACAAAGAGCTTGCTTCAGCAGAAGCACTAGCAGCAGATCCGTCCTTCCCCGTGTTGGAGCGCCTACAGAACGTCAGGGACGCACGCCTCAAGCGGGCTGAGGGAGGCACTGACTACGAGGCTGGCTTCGTTGCCAACGCCAAGACCTACGCAGAAAAGAACAACCTCACAGCAGCTGACTTCAAAGCTCTCGGAGTTAAGCCCGCTGTCATCAAAGCTGCTGGACTGACAGGCTCAAGCGCTCCAGGCAAGCGTGCACGGCGTGTGAGCGTAGACGAGGTAGCAGAAGTGGCTAGGTCGATGGAGAGCTTCACGGTCGCCCAACTCGCTGAGGCTGCCAGCACGACTGTGGCGACGGCCTCGAAAGCAGTCAAGGCGATGGGTGCGAAGTCAACTGGCACCGATCCGAAGCACACAGGTAGAGGCAAGGCCCCGACTCTCTACAGAGCAGGCTGAGCACAGCGATGGTGGAACGAACGATGCACGATAGTCAAGTCGGCGCCATCGCAGCCGACTACACCGAAGCTCAGGGCATCACCTACTCAACAAGGCGCTCAGCTCGTGTACCCGCGGACGTCTTGAAGCAGGCTGGCCTCAAGCAGACCCGCAGAACCAACTAGATCAGGAGGCCAGCGTATGGCCACACAGTACGACCACGAGGACGCCCAAGAACTTCTTTCTGCCTTGTCGCCGTTCAACTCCACGCACGTTTACGACATGATCTTTCGCGGGCACAGCCGTTCCTCGTATCAGTTGATTCCTTCGGCTCTCCGCTTCAAGGATCGACAGAAACACTTGGATCAAACCGATGTGAGGGCCTTCTCCAATGCAACCTTCACGGTAGACAACCAACAGACCCTCGAATACCGCACCCTCATGAACTTTGTGGCAGCCGCCGACGAGCAGGGCCTCTCGCTGCCCCCGATCCCCAGCTCGATTCGGGAGGAGATGGAGAACCCCTCAGTCCGCAGCGCCATCGTTGTTGACAGCAACGCGTGGCCGCTACCTGAGTTGCTCGACATCGCGGCGCTCGCCCAACACCACGGCCTAGCTACGCGCCTCCTGGACTGGACCTATGACCCGTACGTGGCGATCTACTTCGCGGCACGCGGAGCGGTCAAGCGGCTTCACGAAAACGAAGGAGATACTACCGAGTCGGACTACCTCTCGGTCTGGGTGTTGAGGAGTCGCGTCGCTGCCAGGGGCCAGGAAGGTTTGAACCTCGTCCGCCCCGCATACGCTGGTAACCCGAACCTGGCCGCTCAAAGAGGCATCTTCACACTCTGGCGAAAGCACCTCCCCAGCGGAGACACACAGGCCTGTCAACTCGTAGTCCCGTTGGATGTGGCTCTTGAGGGCATCAATGGAGGAACAGGCTCGGACGATGGAGACCCCGTGATAATGCACCATCGGCTCAAGGCAACGTGTGCTCCTGAGTTGTTGGGGCTGCTGGACCGCGCAGGCTACGGAGCCGCTCGCTGCTTCCCTGGGTATGAGGGGGCAGCACAGTCACTCCGCGAGCGTGGTCTAGTGGAGTCGGTTCTCAGGGACATGCGCTCCCGGTAGCTGTTCAGGCGTTCTTTTCCCGATCTAGCATTTTGGTTCACACCGTGCTCAACTCGTAGCAGACGAAGGCGCTCGTGAAGCATGCTCTTCGGATCTCTTCCCAGCTCACCGGAGGATGATCCTTGTCGCTCTCGTCACGGGCATGGTCAAGACGCTGATCTAGACCCAGGGTGACACGAGCTAGCTCTGTGAGAGCAGTAAGCACAGCGGCTTCCCGCTCTGGCATGTTCTTCACAGCCAAATACTTCACCAGAGACTCGATAGGTTTCTCTCGCGAAGAATCATCCCCACCAACGACGTCCGCGACCACATCGAACAGAGCACTTCGAAGGTGGCCCCCGATCTCGGACACCGTCTGTTCGTCTGTTCTGTCGCTGCGAAGGAGATCGAACGCCTCTGTCAAATGATGTGCCGCGCCTGCATGGGTACCCGCAAACGCATCACCTTTCACGAACCGCTGGACTTCATCATCCACAGTGTCGATAGGTCTGCCTTTCTCGCGCATCATCCAGCGGTAGAAGAGCACGCCATCACCGGAGATCCGGTAGTTCGGCGTACCCTTCTTGCTCAAGCTCGCACGTAGCAACCCGTGGCCAGCAAGATCTTCGAGAGCACCTGGGTCCACGCCCGACAGCCCCGATCCAGGGGGGAAGTACAAAGTCCTTCCAGAAGACCCCGCTGCTGGGGACAGCATAAAGCTGCGGTCGCCCGGCCCGGCCGCGAGATGCAGCCCTGCCATGTCCTCCAGCAGCGTCTGAGCCTCCGCAGGAAGCCGGTCGAGTAAGTCTTGGTAGCGAATCTCTGCCATGCACGGACCCTACGTCACAGGGGTGACAGTGAACGCACATCGGCTCCGTCCCACATCCGAGTTTCTTTTCGTGCGACCTTCTGGGAAACAACTCACCAGGAGCACCCATGTCAAGACCACAGCGACGCCCGTACATCAAGGGCATCGACTCACCCGACGATCTGCTGACGCCACCAAGCGCGCCTTCGAAGGGCATCGACTACGACTACTGGGGGCTGAGGGGTCCGCCCGACCATGCGGCCGAGCATGACGAGGAGGAGGACCAAGAGGGTGCCACCTTCGAGGGGTTGTAGCACCCAAGAAGTAGGAAACCGTGTCACGCTCGTGTCACGCTAACGACGAAAAGTACTTCCATACGTTTACTTTAGCCACAGTAGCAACATGGCCGGATCGGCTCTCACAAGCCTCTGACCAGCGGTTATAGCAGGTTGTTGCAAAGGTATGGTCACAGGCCTAGGATGCCCAAAACTCCCTCTCAAGGTGGTAGCACGGGTTCAAATCCCGTACGGGGTACTGCGAAGGTTCGTGTCAGGTTCTAGCCCAACCCACCTGATGCGGGCCCCTTCGTCGCGTCCAGCGCCGGGCGCGATCGCTACAAGCTCAGGTGGAGACGCAACGCTTCGTCGAGTTGGTCGAGGGAATCGAAGGGCAGCTCGCCAACGAGTCGACCGATCCGTTGAGCCGCCACTGAGCGCACCTGCTCGGCTTGGGCCTTGGAATCGCTCTTGAGACCGGTGTCGGCGCGCATGAGCAGGACCTGGAACGCGTATACGCGTTCGGTGTTCGAAGTCAGCGGAACGATCGTGACGACACCACGGCCCAGGCGAGCCGCCGTTATATTGGCTCCGTCGTTGCTGACGATGACCGCGGCTGTGGTCCGCGAGGCCTCGGCGCCCACAACAGGATCGAGGTTGACAATACGGATCTCGCCCCTCTTCATCGTTGCGTGGTGAGCCCATCGGCAGCCACGGCATCCCACGCGTCGGACTCGGCATCGTCTTCCCACTCAGCGAACGCATCGGCGTATTGAGAGGTGAGCTCCGAAGCTCGCAGCAGTCGGATGGCTCGTCTTAGCGCCGAGGATCGCGAGGAAACGCC